CATGGTGATAGCCACATTGGAGCGCACAGTGTGCTGGGTAGCATGTGTCAGTGTTTGAATCTGGACAAGTTGCTTGATTGAATTGATCTGCTCCCCCATAGTAGAGCTAGCATCACCTGACACATAGTGCAAGGTGATGGGAGTCCTTAGGGGCTCAGGTGGCGCGGGTGAATCCACCTCATCAATGTCACCCGACACATCAGCAGCAACTAGAGACGGGGGGTAAGGCTGCCACCGAGGAGCGATGGGCAATGCAACCTCCATGTCCAGGACACGCACCAGCACATTGATTGTGATGGACTGTGCACACGTGGCTGGTGCCACTAATGGTTCCTCAACCTGAATGTACATCACAGAGTGAGCCATGTCAACTGGGTTCTTCCAGGGGACCTGGTAATCCCAAGGAACCTCAAACTCAAAGTCATTCTGACCTTTAATGTCCACAACATAGCTGACAGCACTGTAGTTAGTACCGTTCAACGTAGTGCCGACAAGGCAGGTGTTAACTGCGCCGGTGTTGCCAGCAATGACTTCGTTTGGAACCACAGTGACCCTAATACGTCCAGCGTGAAAAGCCGTCTTCCCAAACTGCAACCTGTACTGCACTCTTCCACGCCAATACTGAAACACGTTAGCAACAAAAGCTGCCGGCGCTGGATGGGCGGAAACGATAGGAGTGCCGGCAGCCTGAACCTGGAGACTGCGAACAGCTTTTTTCTTATTAACAGCCCCGAGATTGAAAAACATGGCCCCTGGAGTGTTGACGGCGTGAAAGAGTAGCGCGCCCTGACCGTCCGCCGGAGAAAAGGTGGTGATGCCAGTCAGCCCCCAGCTAGCACCGAGGTACTGAATCGCCATTTCATCCATGTCACACCCAAATGTCACACCAGGCTTCTCATTCTTAGCGGAGGCAGAGAGAGTATAGCCATAGTCTGGTGTGTCCATGTGGCCAAAAGGAGTGGCGCTAGTGGCAACCACACGCCTCGGAGGCTTTGTGGCCAAAGGACGAGAGAAGCCCCAAGAAGCAGCAGTGTTGCCCACTTTCTCAATGACCCACTCGGCTGGTTGAAAGGCACTCCTGAGTTTCGGAAACTTAGCACCCACCATGGCCGTCCAGCCCAGAAGCTTCTTGCTGATAGTGGAAATGCGAACCTCCGGGTGCTCCTTGCACGCCTCATGGTAAGCGGCAATGCCAGCAGCAGCTTCAAGTAGGCCAGACACCGGGTCTGCAACAATGGCGGGAGTGCCAGTTGTGCCATAGAACTCCACATCCTCAAGCCAAAACCACACGGTGTACCTAGGTGCCGTACCGCTCCCTGATGACCATGGGATTATTGGAACCAAACCAATCCTGCCTAAGGGCATGTTGTCAGCTTGCCCATTGTAGGAATTCAGAACCAGGAAATCTTTGGGATAAACCCAAGGGATGGAAAATACAGCCTCAGTCTGGGTATTAAGGTCAAGCTCCACGCCTGGTAGCTGAATGGCGTTAGAGAGTCGGAATGCTGAGTAGGTACTTGTATCCCCAGCGAAGGTGAGTGGCTGGAAGCACAACTTAAGCCTACCCTGATCAAATGGCGTTGCAACAACTTGCACCTTAAACACCATTTTCGCCCTAATACCATACACACCGCTCAAGCGCGAAGCTGCCTGCGCTGAAAAGAAGCCACGATTTAAATCAGCTGTATACATTGTAGCAGTGTTATTAGCCAAAACCCCAGTGGTGATTTTGTAAGGGCGAGCTAGGATTGACTTAATGTCATTGTCAACTATGCTGGACTCAGTGAAGCGTGTGGTGTCTGGGCGAGCACTCTTTTGCACGCAAGCCTCGTCAACAAAAGTGACAATCTCCTGCACGTTGGCTGCGGGAACGGGGTTCAGGACAGGGATCTCGCATTTCTCATCTAGAGTAACAGCCAATGCGGAGGCCGTCGAAGAAGTAGTTGTGGCCAGTCAGTGATAAACCACACCCCTGACTGAGGGGGTGGGCATGGCACCCTAAAAGCCCTAAATAGGGTCAGCCAGGTCGGAATCCAGAGAAGGTGCTCCTGGAATTTTCTCGGAACCGAACTGCACTCGGCCCACATCCGAGCCGGCCTCAAAATCAAAGAGGTCTTCGCGCTGCATTGTCTTCTCGAAGTGGGTCCACCAGCTCCTGTAGGACCGGGAATCTGGAATCGGCATAGAATAGGCGCTGGAATAAGCCTGGCGGGTCTGCTCAGCAAAAGAACTGAATTTCTCCTCACCATGCAAAGCTGCCTCCTCAAATGCATTAACCAGAGAGGTGGATACGGCCCAAGGCTCTGGGTCTGGATTGCGCTCCTTGATCCAGTTACCCATCTCAACGATCGTCTCCCAAGCCAGAGCTGGAACCCATTCACCATGGTTCTCGCTCGGCTCATGTCGGAAGCCTCTCTTCAAAAAGGTGACCTCAGTGATATCCCGGAAAGGGGGAGTTGCGTCTGAGTCACCCTTGTTCTCGTCTGTGTACTTCTGTCCCCACTTACTCATCAACCCAGGTAGCGTGCACTGGTCAAAGCCCACCACATCTGGCCCAACCCCGATCAGGTTGTCATCACCGTACACCAAGGGGCGCATGTTGGCCCAGAAGTCGGAGATTGGGTTACCCGCTTCTGTGTAGGACAAAACAATGTAAGTCAAGTTAATGACCGAGTTGATCAGGGTTGTCAGGGGGTGCCCTGAGGGCAAAGACTTAGTCCAGGTGTAGAGGTGGTCACCATCAAAGTGCAACGTGTGCACAACACTGCATCGCCAAAGCCGCCTAATGAAAGCAGCACGCTCCCCAAACAGCAAAGACAACTGATTACCGATCTCCTGCAGAATCTGGGGCATCTGAGCCTTGTCAAACCCAGAATAATCCCCAGCTATGATCCTACCACGCCACTTGAGGTTGTTAGTGACATAGTTGACCACAGTGTCCCACTCATTAAAGCAGCAGGTGTACTGGGCCAGACCATTGTGGATGTGGTTCTCACGCAGGTGCATCATAATAGGAGCAAAATGCCTACGGAAGATCAAAGACAGTGCAATCTGGCTGGACGAAATGAACCGGGTATCACCACTAAGAACCTTTGCCTTCTTGCGCTTCTCATCTTTGGGGAAGTCTCGGAAGATGAAACGCCAATCAGCCCCAGCCATCAGAGTGTCCTCTATGTCCTGTGCCTCCGCCAGCATAGCCCTGGCTTGCTCAGTGTCAAAGGTGAAGTCATCATAACCAAAGGCCTGGCGCTTATCTCGCACCTGCTGGAAGACCCAGGGAACCCCTGGGCTTGTGGACCTGTCAATAGAAGGCAGCTTGCCAGGAATGCCTCGGATAGCATCCTGGAATGAAATTGGAGACATGTCCACTCGGCTTGAGGCCAAACCGGCCAATAGGGGCTTGATAGCCACAGACACCGCGTCACTCACCTTGGTTGGGTCGATGCCCAAAGCTGGGCCACCATAAGTGAGCAGGGCCTTGTCCTTGGGATCAATGACCTCACCCTCGCGTGAAACAAACTTGTGGAGGCGAGCTGGAGCCACGAGGGTGCCCCGAAGTCTACCTAGGTCAGTCTTCAATAACTCAGACTTACCACGGCCTGACAACTTGTAGCTATCTGGGGTGGCATACTCAACAAGGAAGCCCCTGGAATCTACTCCATTGTACTCCAGCTCACTAAATTCACCAGAGACACTAGCTGCGCTGACTTCTGGGATGGTCCGCCCAGCCTTGGAAAACCAACCATCCACCAACTCTTTGCTCAAGGCTACATAACCACCCCCCATGACGGTCACGCCCTTGCCAGATAGCCGGGAGCAAACCATTCCAAAGATCCTCTTGCCACTGTTTACCACGAGTGCCCCAGAGTACCCTTCAGTAGGCACATGTGAAGAATGGTGGATCTCGTAGGGCCAATTCTCAAACCCAGGCGAGCCATCTGGGCGGACCACATTGATGGAGCCATTGGGGTTGGCCCCACCAATATTCAAGCGCTTGACAAAAGACTGGCCACTGACGGCCACAACCTTGTGTCGCCGATCCTCCATCATAGCGCCAGGCAACATAGCCAACACATGTCCAGTCACAGAATTCTCCAGGTTGGGGCTCCTGTCCACTAGGCACCTATAGGCACGCCGGCCCGGGACGCCAGGTGGAAAACACACAATAGCCACATCCTTGCCAGGGGGGCAAATCTTGTCAAACCTGGCGAAGTCGCGCAGGGTACACTTAAAGGTGGCTGGAGAAGAAGTGTAACCATCTGCACCGCGAACGATGTTGTGAACCAAAAGCTGACTGTCAGGGTCCTGGCCTTCTTGAGCACACAACTGAGTGTAGGTGTGGTTGCACATCAGAATGTAGTCCCCACAAAGTGCAGTGGCAGCGCCCCTCCAATTGGGCCGGGCACTCACAGTCAGACAAAGCTGGCCCGGGTGATATGGAATATCATCTCCAGAAACATCAAAGGTCTGAAGGTGCGAGGCAGGCGCAGGCTCGTCATCCTCTGTAGGTAACAAAGCCTGAATCACTAGCCCAAACAGCTTCTTGAGCCCCAAGACTGCAAAGCCAATAGTGGCGCCAACTGCAATGGAGAGTCGAAACTGGTCCCTGACACTCAGATTAGTCATCATGTCACTTGCCATACCCACCAAAGACACCAGCCTGCTCCAGTAGCTCACAGCTTTGGGCCCCATCTCATTGCCACCAACAAGAACCCCATCGGCGTTGAAGTCTGCCGTGGGGGTCAATGGTTCCCACTCACTCATGATCTTCCTCATGTACTGGGCACTGCCTGTGATGTTCTTGACAATGTCCTGATAGATCAAGTCGACAAACTCCCTGTAACTCACAGTCCGCCCGATTCCAGCCACATGGAAAGACCAAACCAGATCACTGTCACTGACATTCTGCTTGGCCCAGTCAAGCTCGCCATTAGCACTCTGAAAATCAGGATTAACTGTCACAGTAGTGAAAAATGGCTGAAGCCTCCTCCTGAGTGCTGGGGGAAAGGTCATAGTGGCCGAAGCATTATTGACTATGGCTTCAAGAGTCAGATTGGTTGTTGCAATGACAAGCTTACTGTTGAAAAAGGTGGTGCCCTTTTCTTCCAGTGAAGCCATGTTCAAAGCAAACACAAAGGAACTAACCATACTCAACAAACTAGCTGCGGCTGGCTGCTCAGTTCCTCCAGTCACCTCACGCACGGCAAACAGCTCATCAATAACAGTAGTAAACTGGTTCTTGTAGCCGTCAAAGAACTTAGCACCCTTGGGAAGCACATAAAGCTGCAAGCTAACATCATCCTGGGTGAACTGGGTGAATCGCCTGAGCACGCTGCTGTGCAGGTGCTTTACAAGCGTCGTCTTCCCCACACCACTGTCACCAGCCAATGTGACCATCGTGGCCTGTGCACGCTCCATGCAGGACCTAGACCCGAAGTATCTGCCCAGGCTGTCAAACACTGCGTTACCAGTGTTGATAAACCCTAGCACTGTGGGGTCAACGCGGCCCTCCTTCATAGTAGCCACAAGGCGGCCCCACTTGGCAGTAATGGCATGGTAGCGCACAGCAAGCTCTGAAAGGGTCTCAGGAGCCTGTAAATCGTCACCACGCACATAGATGGATAAAGCTGCTCGAATGGATTGAAGTTCCTGCACACAGGCCATGATCTGGGCAGCATGTCCACTATAAAACAACTTGATCAACAAAGAGGTGCCAAACAGATCGTCAAACCTGGTGGCAACCCACTTGAAGACATCAGTGAAAAGGGACCCCAGGCGGGACACGGCCAGTGCAACTGCACCACCCTTCACCAGGTTGCTGGTGGTAAGGAAGCTTGTAAAGGGGCGCAGCCTGGTAGTCAAGTCTGTGGCGCCGAAGGCACTGAAAATCTGACGCCACAAAGAAGACCACACAGAGTCAACTATGGCATCAGGGTCATCGCCCACCGCAATCCCAGACACATCCATGGCCTCAAACATGGGGTCAACAGCTCTGCCCACCAGTGACATCGCTCCGGCGACAAAGGCGCGGAACACAGTAGAGTTCTTGACACGGCTAGCACAGAACCATAGTACCACGCAAATGAGGCAAGCCACAACAAGGCCCTTCCAAAGTCTGCTCTCAAAGATGGTCTTGGTGAGAGTGGTGACAATAGAGGTGACCTGGTCAAACATAGTCTTTAGCACTTGTAGCGCTAGTTGGATTGCCCCATCAAGGAAGCCCGCTGTACCATCCAGAGCAGACACCACACTTGCTGGCACCTCCGGCATGCTCACACGGACCACGTGCTCCAACTGAGGTTGAGACAGAGTTTGAGCACACATCTCACCGGCCGTGGCAAGGCGGTTGGTCGCAGTCGTCAGAGCTTCAACAGTGTTCCTGATGATACCCTCAGTCTCAGCAGTCAGACCCGCTTGGAGGTTGATGGGGATATCCCCCATGACGCGGGAGAAGATACCCCGTGAAGTGGATCTGAGCTGCTCAATGCGCTCCTGTGGCAAGCCCTGCTGCTCGCCTGCCACATCCTCTGAAAACACCGGTCCACCCTTTCGGGCTGGTGCGGGGCCCAGGAGGACGGGGGGTTCACCGCGATAAACAACTTCCTTCTTCTTCTGCACCTTGGGGCCCGGACGTGGGCACGGGTGCCGCTGGTTGTGGCGGCGTGCCTCCAGCCCCTCGGCCAAACCACTCACATCTGCCTGAACAATGTCTTGCTCCTCGCTCAGCCACTCGCTAGTCGTGAGGCTGGCATCATCAGGCTGCATGGCTACATGGGCCATCTCCCCAGCTCCAGTGACGCAAATAGAGCGCACGGCCTCGTAGGATCTAATCTGCGCGGAAAAGTACTGGAACTGGGCCAAAGACAACTCAAAAAGCTGAGCTAACTCCACCTGGGAAATTGGTCTCCTCTTCTGCTTGCTGATCTCTGAAGCCCGCAAACACACAATGCGGTGAAATGGGCTGACAAAAGCGGGCTCATCCTCCTCAACAAAACGTACAACAAGCTCACACCGAGGCGGCAAAGAGGTGGGTTGGAGGAAGATGCGGCCAAAGATAGAACGCCTGTCAGACATGCCATAGTAAACCGCACCTGCATGCCGCACACCAACCTCCATACCCCTGTAGTTGTCACCAAAGCACTCGTCAGCAATAGCATCTCCGATCAGGGTGTACAGCTGGTCAGCCTGCACATAAGTGCCGTGAACGGTCCCGCAGTCAGCCCTGAAGCGCCGGACCAAGTCACGGACACTTAGGGAGAGCTCCTCCCCACTCACTGGGGTCGCCTGGAGAGACCTGCGGGTAACCCTGCGGGTCCGGCGGGCCTCACGCCAGGCTTGCTGGAGGAGGTAGAGGTAGAGCTTCTGAGTGAGGCGCTCATCGAGCGCACTCTGGCGCGCGGCGCTGGGGGGCTTGCGGGGTACAGCCAGCTTCCTGAATTGAGCTGGCATGGACCACACGGGCCCGGTCACCTCGGCTGTGAGCCTGCGGCAAGCCCTGCTGTTCAGAGCCCCATAGGGGTTGATGACAGTAGGGATAGGGGGCGTGGAGGAGGATGCGGAGGCACCTGGTATGGTAGCCTTCCACTCTGACGCCCACCGGGCCTGCCGGGACTCACGGGCCTCAATGGCCTTGTCAATCTGCGCCCTCTGGTGCAGATACAAAGGGGCCAAAGTGGCAGAGAGAAGGTCTGCAACAGATTCCGCACGAGCCGTAGCAAGTGCGGGTTCTGCGCGGGAAATATTGTCAGAA